AGTATGGCACAGACAGTTGGTACAGTTCTGGCAAAAAACATGAAGCTATATTTTGGCGCGACTGCATTGACGTGCCAGGTAGATGTTTCTATCTCCGGCTCCACAAACATGTTTGAAACAACATGTAAAGACAGCGGGGCAAACTCTGCTTTTCTTCCAGGTTCAAAATCCTGGACAGCAAGCGGAACACTAAACTACGCGGATGATGCCACCCTTGGTTTCGGTACATCCACGACGGGTATTTTCGACAAATGGGACGGTCAAGGCACCGTTTCCGTAGTATTCCAGACCGGGGCAAGCGGTGACCGCAAATGGAGCGGCACGGGCTATGTTTCGAGCTGGACTATGAACAGCTCCGGCAATGATGAAGCCGTGACCGTGGATTTTGAGATCCAGGGAACAGGCGCCCTTGCTATGGCTACAATCAGCTAATCAAACAATAACATGGAATGACAACCTATTTGAATTTGGATGGCGTAGAGCGTCCGGTGCGTTTTGGTTTTGGTGCTTTGTACCAATACGAACAGCGTACCGGACGCAATGCCCTGGAAGATTTTGCAAAGATGGCAGGCGGGGCGGTTTCAATCACTTTAATGGTTGACTTGCTCTTTGCCGGACTTGTAGCAGGGCATAGGCATGAAAAAGTGCCAGTTTCTTTCAATCAAGACGATGTAGCAGAATGGATGACCCCTGAAGTGTTAAATCAAACGGCCGTAATGTTCACAGACGCATTTCCAGCAGAGCAGCAGGAGGGCGACGGCGAAAAAAAGACGAAGCCCCCGAAAGTGAAAGTGATGGCCTAAGGTGGCAACGGTTGATCGAGATGGGGGCGGCGGCTGGATTAAAGGAAGATGAGTTTTGGTCTTGTACGCCACGCTATTTGTATGCCTTGCAAAAGGCAAAGAGGGACGAAAGTCGGCAGTCCTGGGAGCAAGCCAGGTACATAGGATTTTGGTCTTTGAAGGCGGCAGGCTCGAAGGTTAAAAGCCCTGAAAAACTGGGTAAATTCCCTTGGGAAATGCGGCAAGTGGTATTCCCTAAGCAATCCATCGAGGAGCTAAAGAAGTTCGATGAAGAAGCCGATTTGATACTCAAAATGACTAACCCGGAAGCGTACGAACGCTACATAAAAGCAAAGGAGGCGCAAAATGACGGCAACTGATTTAAAGGTTCGGGTTGGTTTTCTATTTGATGAAAAGTCGCTTAATGCGCTATCTAAACGCTTACAGCGTAGCGGCGAGCAGCTGTCCCGGATTGGTACAGACCTTACACTTTCCTTATCGGCTCCGTTGGCAGCCTTTGGCGCTGCATCCATCAAAGCGGCTGGGGATATTGAAAGCCTTACCCTTGCTTTAAAATCACAGTTAGGAAGTAGTGAAGCGGCGGCGGCAGAGTTGGACAAACTGACTGAAGCGGCCAAAAACCCCGGCCTTGGTGTAGAACAAGCCGTTCGGGGTTCTGTTCGTTTGCAGGGTGTTGGCCTTGCAGCAGAAGAAGCCCGTGAAACGCTTATCCAGATGGGTAATGCCATTGCAGCCACGGGCGGAACGGCTCAGGAGCTTGACAACGTAACGCGGCAATTCGCCCAAATGATTAGCAAGGGGCGCGTACTTCAGGAAGACGTTTCTATCTTGTCTGAAAACATGCCAGGCCTTGCACAGCTTATGCAAAAGGCATTTGGCACTCAAAGTGTGGAGGCGATCCGGGAAATGGGTGTGGGCGGCAAAGAGTTTGTGCAGCGTATCACAGAGGCGGCAAAGGAATTACCACGGGTAGAGGGTGGTATAAAGAACGGGATCGGCAACGCGATGGACAGCCTAAAGCAGAGCGCTGCAAAGGTTGGACTTGCGATCAATACTGCTTTTGATGTAACGGGCTTAATAGAATCTTTTTCAGGTGGACTTTTGGCGGCTGCAAATGCTTTTGCAAGCCTCGACAGCGGGGTGCAAAAACTGATTCTTTCCCTCGCTGGCATTGTCATTGCCACGGGGCCGGTGGTGAGCGCCTTTGGGGCAATTAAGCAATTTGCCGGAACATTTGTGTCAATATGGGCAAATGTCCTATCCAGCGTAAAAGCGGGAATAACAGCCTTTAAAGCCCTGGACACGGCAATGAAGCTGACTGTAATTGGTGGGCTTATTGCGGCCGTCGGATTATTGGCGGCGGCTTATACTCATTTTTCTTCGCAGCTTACCGATGCAGAGCGGGCGCAAAAATCACTAAGCGAAGTTAACCGCAAAGCGGCTGAAAGTGTAGCAGGGCAAAAGTCAGAGGTAGACACCCTGGTAGCGGCTTACAAAAGTGAAGGGGCTACACTTGACCAAAAAAAGGCCATACTATCAGAGCTTAACCGGATAAGCCCCGAATACTTTGGAGGCATACGGGTAGGTAAGGGAGATATTGAAGCGATTACAGCGGCCACAGCGAAATATAGCGCGGAGCTTATCAGGGTAGCAAAGGCCACAGCTTATAAAGACCGGTTAGTTGAGATAGAAAAAGAATTGCTGAACCTGAATAAGACGGCGCAACCTTCCATTATTCAGTCGGTTGGTAATGCCATTTTAAGTTTGGGTAATGTTTCAGGGTTTGCCGCTAAACAGGCGCAAACAGCAGCGGATAACATTGTAGAGCAAACAAAGGCTTTAGAGGCAGAGCGCACGGCGCTATCTCAAAACCTTACGCAGCTTACACTTGCTGACGCGGCAAATAACAAACTAAACGATTCTACAAAAGACCTTACAGATACGACAGGGGCTTATGACGAGGCACTAAGGCAGGCAGAAGCAAAAGCAAGCGCATACAAAGAAGTTTTAGTAGATATTCAGGCTGAATCCGACCGGCAGAGCCTTCTTGGCGTTACCGACCTACCTCAAAAACTGCAAGTTGCAGAGGCTGGGTTAAAAAAGCTGCTTGACGCGGGATGGAAGCCAAATACAGAGGAGGTTAAGCGAGTAGCTGCTGAAGTGATTAATCTTCAGGCGCAAATAAACGCGCTAACCCCACCAGCCCCAATCACAATAGACATTATCCGCCGGGAATCAACGTCGGGCGGGTTTGTTCCAACAGCAAGACCGGAGGGCGAGTTTGAGGCCATAAAGAACCAACAGGATGCAATAGCCCAAAGGCAAAAAGACCTTGCAAAAAGTTGGCGTGACACATACATAGGCGCGGCTCAGGAAGTTTCAGGGGCTTTATTCAATATCCTGGGCGGCTCTTTAAACGCAAGGACACAGGCTGAAATAGATGCGGCCGAACAAAGTGCAGCAGCGGCAATACAAGCGGCTGAAGGCAATTCTGAAAAGCAGGCACAAATACGGGCGGCTTTAGATCAGAAAATTGCACAGATTGAGAAAAAGGCCGGTAAACGGCGCAAGGCGCAAGCCATTGCAGAAGCCATCGTAAATACGGCGGTGGGTGTAACACGTGCTATTTCTTCAGCACCTCCACCATTAAACATTCCAGCTATTGTAGCGGCTTCTGTAGCAGGCGCGGCGCAAATTGCCATCATTGCGGCGACCCCGTTTGCCCGTGGTACTGGATACGCCCCCGGCGGCATGGCCCTGGTAGGTGAACAAGGGCCGGAGCTTATCAATTTGCCACGCGGATCACAGGTGTATTCAAATCCAAAAACAAACAGGATGCTTGATAGTATGGGCGGCGGCGGTATGCTTAGTGGTGAGTTCACCGTAAGAGGCACAGACCTGGTATTAGTATTGGAACGAGCGCAAAACAAAAATCAACGGTTTAGATAATGGCAGTTAGGCTAACAGGCACATTTTACGACATAAACGGGGCGGAATATCGGGCGGATATTCACGATGCTGACTTTGTGGGCAGTTCCGACCCTTTTACCGTAAAGTACTGCACTATTAGCTACGACAGCAATGATAATAACGACTTCAATGCTCCGATCATTGGAAGCCGGGCAGAGGTCGGTATGGTGGTGGACTTTGAAGATACGATACTGCCAACCTTTATAGAAGATTTTGCAGGCGGTTCCGAAAGTCGTTTTTTCCTGGAAATTACAAAGGTTCTAACTTCTTTGGTGGTTTGGCGGGGCTTATTAACACCCGACTTTGCAGGTGAAGAAGATACAGCCCCTTACTACACTTTTAAGGTGTCTGCTGTATGCGGTTTGGCTACGCTAAAGAAAAAGCCCTACCACGATGGATCAGCCCTTTATACGGGCATAGAGCGACTGACCAAACACCTTGTTACGGCACTTGCTAAAACAGACCATGCTTCCATGTGGGGCGGTACTGACGCCTTCCTAAAAACGTCGGTAGACTGGTGGGCGGTGTCAATGTCAAGCGGGGCAAATGATGACTCTTTGTTTCAGGGCGGTGTAGATCATTCAGCCTTTTACAACTTCCAACAGCAGGGAGGCGTAGATAAAGACGTAATAAGTAGTTACGACGTTTTATGGCAAATCCTAAAGACGTTTAATTGCCGGATATTCCAAACAGAGGGCGTATGGTGGGTGGAACAAATACCCTACCGCACAGCTTCGCCGTATTATTCCAGGGCGTACCAGAAAGATGGCACGTTTATATCCTCAGCAACCGTATCAGGGGCAAATGTCATAGACCAAACCAGCACAGGCGCAAAGCTGGCCACAATGACATACGATTTCCTTCCGGCTCTTAAAAAGTCAGAGGTTAATTACGATGTCAAGATTAGGCGCAATTTCCTGAACGGGGCAAATCTGACAACGGGAGCGGATACGATCAACTTTGATCAGGCTATATCTGCAAACGGTGGGGATGCCATAATGCGCCTTAAAGGTCAAATTTCCTTTGGAATTAAAAACCTTAGCTATTCGGGCGGCGCTAACGATGTGCTTTTCTTTGTACCTAATATAAAGCTGAAAGTAGGCAGCAATTACCTTTTAAGGGATTACGCCATTTCTAACTTTACAGCGCAAATAGATCCGCCTGAATGGACAGCAAACAGTGCAGACCGGATTTATCTGCCACACAACATCGGGGTGGTTCCGGCGGTTGGTGCGCAAGTAAACGGTACAATCAATTTTGAGATACTCACCCCGGCATTGCCTTCAGACGGTGATGACAATCAGTTGGTGGTTACAGCGTCCGGCCTTCAGAAGTGGGACGGCGGCGGTGTTAGTGGTTCACAGTTTCAGATATTTTGGAGCGCCTCCAACTTGTTCCTGGAAGTGTACGATGAAGGCACCCCCGTTGTTTCAGAGGATCAGATACAATACACTGCAGATAATCCGGAGGACTTTAGTGAGGTGTACGAAACTACAATTCGCCTTGGTTCGGCTTTACTGTCAAATAGCGCCGGGCGGATATTTAGATGGAACGGATCTATATGGGTGAACGCAACCGATTGGGGGCAGGGTGTAGGAACGAGAAACAAGGCAATAGGCGATCTATTGGCGCTAAACATCCTAAATGCCAGGATTTCACCGCGTAGGAGGTTAAACGGCTCT